GCAAATACAATCACAGGTGGCGCGTTAATAGGCGCGGCAACTGGAGCGCTGCAGCCAGTGGGTACAGATGACAGCCGCATGATGAACTCTACCACTGGCGGCTTGTTTGGTGCTGCGTTGCCTGCTGTGGTTAGTGGAGCAAAGGCAGCAAAAGCGGCATTAGTCGAGCCATTTACAAGCAAAGGGCAAACAGCAATTGCTTCACGCGTGATCAACAAGGCGGCGGCTAACCCTGAAATGCTTGCAAAGAAATTACTTGAAACAAAAGGCGCTACCGCTGGTTTTGTGCCAACAGTCGGGCAAGCTGCTGATGATGCTGGTGTTGCGGCACTTGAACGCTCTGTTCGAGCAAGTCAGCCGAATATGTTTGACTCAGTTGACAAATCGCAGCGTGGGGCGCTTGTTGATGCTTTGCGTAATATTGCCAAAACGCCAGAAGAAAGAGCAGCGGCAGTGCAAGCGGTAGAAAAACAAGCCAAGGATTTGTACGGCAGGGCATTGCAAGAAAATGTACAGGTAACGCCTCAATTGTCCAGATTATCAACTCGGCCGTCTATGCAAAAGGCGCAAGCTCGCGCAATCGCTTTATCTGAAGAATTAGGTTTGCCGTACAGGGCAAGGCTTGATGATATGCGACCAAAATCAATACCAATTGATGCGCCAACCGGAACGCCATCGTCAGTGTTGGGCGATCTGCAAACAGATTCATTGGGTATGATCAAAGGGCAGCCAGAAAAATATATTCCATCTCAACCAAGTGGCGGCGCTTTTTTTGATTTGCCACCCGTTGAGTCAGTGCCTGTTCGAGATATGCACACTCTAAAAATGGGCATGGATGCGTTGCTTACTGACCCCAGTATGGGCATTGCAGGCACGGAGGCATCGGCAATCAGGCGCACGCGTGAGGCATTGCTTGATCAACTGCCTGAGTCTTATCAAGTGGCGCGGCAAGGCCATATAGAAATTAATAAACCAGTGCATCAAATGGATATAGGAACTGAACTTTATAATAGGTTCACGCCTGCACTTGCAGACCAAGGCGGCCTACCATTTAAAAGCACGGCGCAATCGTATGCTAACGCGTTGCGTAACGGCGATGATTTAGCAAAGAACGTCACAGGCTTAAAAAATGCCACCCTAGAAGGCATCATGACCCCTGAGCAATTACAAGTATTGCGCGGGGTTGCCCAAGATTCAGCGATGAAAGCGGCTGCAGAAAATGCAGGGCGCGGCGTTGGATCAGATACATTTCAAAAATTATCCATGTCAAACATCGCATCACAGGCGGGTGTTCCTGAGTTCGTGTCAAATCTTGCTAGGGTTCCTGCGGGGTGGATTAAGCGCGTAGGTGATGCGGCTTATGGTGGTTCAGATGATGCAATCAGAGCAAAGCTCGCAGAGTTGTTGCTTGATCCTCGAATGACTGGGGAGGCTTTGGCTACTGGGATGCCAAGTGTTCTTGGCAACAAGCTAAAATCAGCCGCGCAAGGTGTTTTAATGTCACTTCCAGCTATTTTTAACGCGCAACAACAATAAGCGCTTTAGTTTTCCTTCTGGCATCTTGCGTTGTACAAGAAGTCGAGCTGGCAGGCAAACAAGGCCAAGCACGGCAAGCACCACAAAAGGCCGAAGTAGTATTGCAAGAAGCCAAGGACTCATAATTTCCACAAACCACCCTAGAGGTGGTTTTTTCATTTAAGGGGTTAATCAATGCCATTCAACGGTACAGGCACGTTTACGAGAATTTACAACTTTGTTACTGATGCAGCAAACGGGGTATTAGTCCGCGCTGATCGAATGGATACAGAAATGGACGGTTTAGCAACCGGACTATCGAACTGTATCACAAGAGACGGGCAAGGTGGTGCGGCTGCAAACATACCTTTTAATACGTATAAAATCACCGGCCTTGGTGTTGGCGCTGCATCAACTGATTCAGTGAATTACGGGCAGGTGTTTTCCAGTCCTACGTTTTCCAGTCCTACATTTACAGGCACGGTTACAGGGAGCGGGGCAACGACTTTTACCGTTCCAACGGTTGCGGCTGGCGATAACTCAACCAATGCAGCATCAACCGCATTTGCCACTGCCTTGGCGTTTGCTGCAGCGTTGCCAGCTCAGACGGGGAATAGTGGAAAATACGTTACGACAAACGGCACCACCGCATCATGGGCGCTGCCAATTGCAGATCAATCTGGTAATAGCGGCAAAGTTCTAGGGACGAACGGCACCACTACTGCATGGGAGTCTGGCGGATTAAAACTTCTTGCGACACTGACGCCAACTGCGGCGGCAAACGTGGATTTTTTGAGCACGTTCTCATCGACTTACGACAGTTATTTAATTGAATGCATTGGCCTTAAGCCTGCATCAAATACGACTCTTGCGCTAAGAGTGGCAATCGCAGGCGCTGCGAGTTCAGCAAATACCTATTTTTATACAACGGTCAACACAACCGCAAGCACTGCAGCGACCTACGCGGAATTATGCAACGGAACAAATGTACTCGCGGCTGGCATTGGGATCAATACTTCAATCATCATTCGTAACGCCAACTCTTCATCTGGCATCAAAACCATTTCAAACCGTGGCGAATTTCAAGACGCAGCTACGCCTACATATGTTGTGAATGCATCCTCTGCGGTTTTCACAACTGCGGGCGTTTTGACAGGCTTCAGATTGTTTTGGTCGGGCGGGGCAAACTTCGCAGCCGTTGGTACGGTACGAGTGTACGGCATTGCAAATTCATAGGTGATCACATGACATACAAAACAACATACTGGGACGAGCAAGCCAAAGAGCAAAAAGAACGCGATTGCACAGTTGAAGAGATAGCGGAAATTGAGGCAAGGAAGGCGGCGGCGCAATTGCCTGTTGTGCCTGAAGAGGTCACGATGTACCAAGCACGAAGAGCGCTGGCGGCGGCTGGCCTACTTGCAGCGGTTGAGGCTGCAATCTCTGCTGCGGGGACAGTGGCGCAAATTGAATGGGATACAAAAAACCTCGTCCATCGTAGCTACGGCATGGTGTCAGACATGGGGCAGGCGCTAGGTATGACTGACGCGCAGCTTGACGCGTTGTTCATTTCTGCTGCTACGTTCTAATGGGAAACGTCACAATTCGTTTTTCCACTCGCTGGCCTCCGAATCCGACAAGTCTCATTATTGCCCGGCTAGGCGGGTCAAAACGGTTTAGTCATTGCATGATCATCATAGATGACCTAGCCTACGAATCCACAATGCTTCACGGTTGCCGTGTTGTGCCTGTCAGTGTCGCAATGCAGGGCGTTAGCTCGTATCAAGATATGGAAGTCGCGATTGCAGACAAGGCGGCGGCTATCCGTTTCGGGCTGCTGCAAGATGGCAAAGGGTACGACTACGCGGGGGCATTCGGCCTGCCATTCCTCGCGTCTGAAGACTGGTCAGATGATTCAAAATGGTGGTGCTCAGAGCATAATTTTATGATGCTTGGTGCTGGCGGAACATGGCTACTCGATCCAGAAGTACATAAGCGAATCACACCAGAACATCTTCGAATGTGTAATTACCCGAAATCTAAAATCATCAAACTGTAGCCGCCTAGCGGCTTTTTTTACGCCCAAAAGAAAATCCCCTGACATTTGCGAGATGGAAGGGGATTAATACATGCACAACACACAGGGGATTCTACATCACACCGTAAAAATTATGCACAACTTTTTTCATGTGCGTAACTGTCAACTTTTACAGTGAGGTGGGATCATGGTTTTTAAGCATAAAGAGGACGATGACGAGATGACGCAGAAAACGAAAGAGTGGCTCGCTCAATTTTCAGACTGGGCGATCAAGTTGATGATCGTTGGTATTTTTGGTTTTGGTTATCACGTATCGAAGACGCAAGATGAAATGCTGATGCAATTTGCACTACAGAAGCAGCAAGAACAGGCGCACATTGAGGGATTGAAGGCGGCGTTTGATTCGAGAATGATTGCAGCAGAAAAAGATATTCAGGTGATCAAGTCAAATATGGTTTCTCTGGATGTTTTGAAACGCGTAGAGCAGCAATTAACAATTATTTTATTGCAGTCTGGCATTAAACACAAAGTTGATTTAACGTCCGAGAGTCAAAAATGATTAACTCGCGAGACATCGGAGAGCTAGAGCCGGTCGTTGCGAACATGACTAGATCGTTTATTGCCAAATGCAAAGAATCCGGCATTGATGTGATCGTGTCATCGACTTACAGAGATGCAGAATCGCAAAACGCACTCTACGCGCAGGGCAGGACGACGGCAGGCAAGATCGTCACGAATGCAAAAGCGGGGCAGTCGTTCCATAACTATAGATGCGCCTTCGACTTCGTGCCTATCGTGAATGGTAAGGCGCAATGGAATGACCTTGCTACGTTCCAGCGATGCGGGGAAATAGCGGAATCCGTGGGCTTGGAATGGTCAGGTAGATGGAAGGGCAAGCTGCGAGAAATGGCGCATTGTCAGCACACGGGCGGGTTGAAATTAGCGGATTTACAGGCAGGCATTAGACCTTGGGGCGGGATATGAAACTCATCAACGAATGGCGCAAGTGCTGGAAGTTCTTCAGCGTGCAGGCCAATGCGCTTGGCGGTGCAATCACAGTCGGCTATGTGAGTCTGTACGACAAGCTAAAAGACAATTTCCCAGCTAAATATATGGTTGCAATCACTGCTGCCGTGTTCATCCTTGGGATTATCGGGCGTTTGGTGTCGCAGCAGCCGAAAGATAAGCCGTGATTGCGCTCGTGTGGTCTTTCCTTCGCAGTATTAATACTCGCGTATATCTTGGGATAGGCTTGTGTATTGCCACGCTATACGGCTTCCATATTCTCAAAACGCGATATATAGAAGAGGGTAAATCGCTTATATATCAGGAATGGAAAATAGCAGATGCCGAACGCGAGGAAAAAGCAAACGATGCACGAATAGCAGAGCAACAGAAACAGGCCTCAATCAACGAATCAATCAAAAAGGGACATGCCCATGAACTCGCTAAAATACATACTTCCTACGCTACTGCTAACCGCTTGCGCTTACCCTCAACAGTCTGTGATCAGTTTGCCGCCTCCGGCAAAGGCACAAGCGCCAGCGGAGGCGATGCAGCCGTTACCGGCACCGTTGCACTTCCTGAACCGATTGAGCGCGATCTTCGGGGTTTAGCAATGGAGGCAGACACGATGCTTGCTAATTACAGAGCGCTGCAGGAGTTCGTTAAACAAAACAGACTAGCGCCATGATCAGCCTAATCCCGCTTTCAATATTCATCCTTGGCCTCGTGATGTTTTTTGACCGCGATGCATCATTTGCTCAGTGTTTCCGTGGTCTTTTCCTTATCCTCGTTGCCGTCGTGCTATTCGTCGGAATCGGACTATCTCAAATAATCCCACATGAAAAAACTAATTGTCCTCCTATTACTCCTGCCATCCATCGCGTTATGTGAAATTGTCACTGTCGATAGTGTTACCTGCGATCTAAAACGTGACAAGCAGGGGCGCATTGCTCGAAGCAGTAAAGCGGTCAACGAGTTCAAGCGTGCTAATCCTTGCCCAGCAACAAAAAAGATTGAAAAGTCTTGCAAAGGTTATGTAGTCGATCATATCCGACCGCTTTGCGCATGTGGTGCCGACAATACACGCAACATGCAATGGCAATTGCTTGCAGAGTCGAAGATTAAGGACAAGTTGGAACGGAAGTTATGCGGCGGTGATTAATCTGGAAAATTGCCAATTTCCAATCCGTAAGGCAGGTTTTCAATAGCCTGTTTTTTCCCTTCCTCCCTCCCTTGGTCTCGCGCAATCGGCAGCCATTTCTCATATCTGCCACGATCATTTATTGATAATTCAAGTCTAACAACGGCACCATCTTTAAAAATTTACGGGAACTCAATTACTTGGCATTTATCAACAATATGATTTGCTAAATCTCGCGACAAGTCTCTCTTTATTTTTTCTCGCAGAATATGTAAATTGCCTTCAAACGTAATAATATCCCACCTAGAAATAACTCTTTCCACGCAGAGAGTCATTGGCCTAGGGCGAAAAGTTGGTTCCTCGTGAAAAAGTTCATTGTGTATCATGCTGTTGTTCTCCCTTTCTTTGTGCGCGTGAAATCCTGTGTAAATCCTGTGTAAATTGATGCGGTTTTTAGCGGTTTTAAGCGCATTCCTTCGCATCACTATCTAGCATTCATGCGGGTTAGCGGGGATTGCAGCATGTATACCTGCCTTCACACGGCGGTGTTAAATCGTTATTTCATGCGGTTTTCCGGCTGCCCTGTGTAAATGCTAGTGTAAATCATTTTAAAATTGGGCGGTTAATTCAGCGGTAGAATGTCCGCCTCACACGCGGAATGCCAGTGGTTCGACTCCACTACCGCCCACCAAATACTTTGTTTAATGCGTCTCTTTGTTTATCCACTTTGATATGCGCGTAACGCTCACTCATGCGCGTTGTCGAGTGGCCTAGTATCTTGCTGATCGTGTGCAGGTCAACGCCTGCATGTGCCAATAAAGAGGCCGTAGAGTGTCTTAAATCGTGGAAGTGAACGTGTGGCATCCCTGCTGCCTCACGTGCGCGCCTAAAGCCTGATTTAAGCCCCTCAATATTGATCGTCATCGGTACGTACTCAAGCCACGGCAATAATTGATCGATTATCGGCACAGAGCGCATTTTAAGCGTCTTGGTATTTCCTGCTGGTATGGTGATCAAGTCGCGGCTTATATGCTCCTTGCGTAGCTTGATAATTTCCCCGCGCCGCATCCCTGTGTAAATCGCTATCCAAATTGCGGCTTTCACGTTGTCGCTGGCCTTGTCTGCGATCTCGCTTACTTGGTCAATCGAAAGATACACTTCACGCGCATTGTTCTCGACTAGCCGTTTAATTTTCTCACCGTAATTAATCGGGATCATCTCGCGTTCCCATGCTAACGATAATCCTTTCTTTAGCGTCCCAAGCGTTCGGTTGATAGTTGCTGGCTTGAGAGTAGGGGAGAGGTCACGAATCATGTTCATTGCTACCGTCTTGGCCTCGCTTGCCTTGCGCCCTGATATGTAAGGCGCTATCCTTACCGCATGTTCTTTTGCAGACTTCGGGCTGCGTAGAGTGTCAGCGTGGATCATGTAAAGCGCCATTACTTCGGATAATGGCGGGTCGTTCGTATATTCAACAGTTGAAACTGACTTCTTTAACTCTGCTTCGAGTGTTTCAGCGTCCTTTTTTGTTGAACCTGGTGGTAATATTCTGTGAATGCGTTGGCCGTGGATGCATACTTCCGCGTGCCAGCGCCCTTCTTTGTCTTTTCTTGTAGGCACGATTCCCTCGATTTAAACCAATTTAATACTGATTGATAATTGTACATTTTCTTACGAATTCCTAGCGGCACAAACGGCATCCCTTCGTGCAGCAATTTTTCAAGGTGCCTTAAACTGCATTGAAGTTTATTTGCTAATGCTTGTTTAGTTAATAGGTCGTCGTTGGTTGAGCTCATCCCTTCGCCTCCACAATTATTGAGTCAGTGCGAGATCGTGCGGATCGAGCTTTCCACGCTTGCCAATTATTATGAGCAGAACTTAATGCGTATGAATCGCCCAATCTTTTTAATTCAAAATCACCGCCAGTGAACCAATTTTCAAACGCCTTACGTTCTTCCTCGTCGCTCAACTCCTGCTCTTCTTGCCCTGCTTTGACTGCTGCAAGTGCATTGGTCGCATAGTCGCGCATGTCGTCGTCCGTGAAGAGATCACAGTCAGCAAAACCGCAATTTATAAACTGCACAGCCTCACCACGTTTTATTGTCGGCTCTGGTAGTTGTGGCAGTTTTACTTGTGTTGCATCAGTCATCGCTCACCTTTAAATTAACACTACGAAAAACACGCCCTTAGCTCGTCTATTTCATCTTGCATGTACTGCCTGACAATTTCCGTGGTGACTATTTGATCATCGCTAATGTCACGCTCTAGACGTTCTGTATATGGCAAAATTCGCCCAAATCTAGCAACGATTGTGTCTCTGTCGTGTTTAATACAATCAGGCCTTTCGCAGTGATGGCCGCATGAATGGATGTGGTCGGTCATCACTCCCCCTTATATGGTTGCTCTGCAACATATTCTGGTGATGCTGCAATAGCTTTTTTAACTGCATCCCATGCATCATGTTTGCGATCACTAATACGTACAACTTCCTCTAGCTCTTTACGAGGAACGCACACAACATCTGCACTATGAAAAGGCACTTCTAATAGCAGAGCTTGTATTTGATCCATATCTTTTTCGTACTCATACAATATATTGCAGTCGGATATAGTACGAATTCGACTTAGCACTTCCTCTAACCATTGCTCACGAGTTTTCATTATTCTGCCCTTTTAGCCGGTTTGATTTTTTTACGCAGCATTTCAGCATCTGCGGCATCCTTCTGCCCTTGCTCGTATGCTTCGGCTAATTTGCCGTCTATGTAATCAAACAAAGTTTTTATTTTTTTACCCATTTTGTTTTCATCACATAGCTTAAAATCCGCTAACAACAATGCAAATTCGCGACTATCAATCGTTGGCTTTGTCATTTATTCCTCAACTAAAATTGCTTGAACGTCACCGGCGGGGCGGGGGAAATTTTTCTTGACTATTTCAGCTTCATCCATTGTGTCGCATGGCGTGGATGTGTATATCACTCCATCTAAGCTGTAAGGAAATATCCACATTTCCCGCTGCTTTGGTTTCATGCGTAGATTTGGTGAATCGCTGGGCGTGTCATAAATAACTGTGTCGATCTCAGCCAATACAAGATACCCGCTTTTGCTTGCCCCAATGAAATAGCAGTCTTGCCATATACCAGAAATTTTTGATTGCACAGCCTCGCCACGTTTCGCAGCTTCTAAATCAAATTTGCTCATTTATTCCTCCTCTCCAGCATTGCATCTGCTGCGTTATATGCATAATCCGCCACCAAATCTATATTTGGCGCATCCTCACTAAAAGATGCAATTGCATTTGGAGATAATGAATCGTCTTCATACCCGCCATGTGCTGAAATAAGCGCCTGCATCGCTTTAGCTGCAAAATAATCTCGCAACGTAATTTCGGTAATGTCTTCGCTCATGTTGTTACCTCTCTTTGCTCGGCCATGCAATTGAACGCAAATCATCTTTCTGCTGCGCGAGTGATGTTATTCGTGCTGCTGTTTGCTCCATCTCCGTAATCGTCCATCTTGCAAGCTCTAGCAAATCCGATTGACTGGCTGGCACATCATCAAAATCAGGCTGCATCTTGCGTAATATCTGAGACGCGCACGAAGTTAATTTACCGACTAGCTGCGATAGTTCTTTTTTTGCTTGCTCGTGTTCCTTGCGTATCGTTGAGTATTTTCCGCGAGCAAGTAACATGGCGTCGTCGTATTTTTCAAAGTTGATCATTTTTTTACCTATAAAAACAAATCCAAATTCCAAGTATTGTTAAATCTATTTGGTATTTTTGTTTCGCGAATACGCACCATTTAAAATCAAGCCAGAATCGACGATATTTAAAAATATTCATCTCGAAATCGCCAAATTTAGGCCAGCAACTTATGAATTTAATTTTCATTTTGTAAGCCGTCTGTTAGACGGCTCCCTAGTAAATTAGAAATTAACGTCCCAGTCGTCAGGCATTGCCGCGCTTGTATTCCCGTAACTTTGCGAAGTGGGGCGCGCCCCTTTAAGTTTTTTAATCGGAACCAATTGCGCTTCCATTTTTTCAAGAATTTTAGCGTCGGAATTCTCGATTAACTCAATAGCGACTTGACCTGTCTTTGCATCAAAAAAACCAGCAAACGACGGTTTTTCGCCGATACTTCCGTCTTTTTTTGCGTACTCTTCCATTTGCAGCAAGACGCCTATCGGCTTATTCATTAGCGCTTGGTAAACATCTGCAGTACGCGTAACCATGCCGTTAGCTGTTTTGTCATATTCTTCAATTTCGGCTTTTTGTGCGGTAAGTTCTTTAGCTCTGATGCAGCGCATTAATGACATTAATTGCTTGTAACCGTAAATTTGCTCCCCTGCTGCATTCACTGTCCACATCGTCAAATAATCCGCATTTTTCCCATTTTCAGACTTGAAAGAAAACTCAATCCCGTTTGTTCCTTTTTGGCTCGTCACTTTCTTTGCAACGGTGAAAACGCCAATATATTTCCCTGTTTCGTTAATACGCCCATTGCCTGAGTCTGCCTGTTTTGCTGCTTCCGCGTCGAATGTGTAATCGCTCATTGCTCTGTTGCTCCTGTAAGTTGGTAATAATCTTGAATTTGCGCGTCTATTGCTGCTAAATCGTTCGGGACGCGCTCCGAATCAAATAAGCCAATCGGTGTTTTAACCGTGTCATGTCCGTTATTTCTTGTGCTGAACAGGTAGTCTTTATCTGTTACGACGGTGCGCAATACGATTGTAAAAAGACCTTCAGGGGTGATCTTGTCGTCTAACATCTTCCCGATTGTCTTGATACGAATGTCGCCTTGGTCGCTTGTTTGCGTATGACTGAGTAGATACACGCGCACATCATCAGCAAGCGTATTGGCACAGTTAAATAGCTCCCATGCGTGCTTGGCTATCTCTGTAAATTTGTCATAACCTCGCTCGTCAGAACGGCGCATAAACTCGTTTGCTAACACGTACTGAAAATCATCAACAACAATCACTTTGCGCTTTGTGCGTCGCATGATCGTGCTCATCGCTTGCCAGTCGTCAGAAACAAAAATATTTCCCGTTTTGTTTTTCTCTGCGTCGAAATATGACCAGCCGTTAGAGCGGAAGGGGAGTGGCTTCTTTACAACTTGTATTAGTAGTGTTTCGGCTGGGTTCATATTGCGAAGACTTGCAGTTTTCCCGCTGCCACTCTCCCCCAGCACTACCGTCGATATACTCATTTTGCTTTCCTTTAATTTGCGATTCAATTTGCTCTAGATACTCTGCTGCTTCTGCTTGGTCTCGCTCAATCTGCAAGCAAGACATTTCCTCTGCACTGCTTTCGTCGTGGTCAATCATGTACTCTCCACGCATTGCCGCATCTAAAATTGGCTTTGCCGCCTTTTCTAGCTGCCCGTACATTTCACTTAAATTACCCATGATCCAATCCCCTTAACTTAAAACAAACATCGTCCAACTTTTCGCGTGTTTCTTTGTGCTGCTTGCTTAAAATCTTCATTGCCTCGTGATACTGCCTGCGCACTTCTGCAACTTGCTCCAGCTCGACGTAATGACGTGCTAGAAGAGTCGATTTTTTGTAGCGCAGGAACAAAACTTTCAGGCTTGGCAGGACGGGTGCAAACAGCTCATCCAACATAGTTTTATCAGTCATGATCTAAGCTCCTAAGAAAGTAGCGATGCCTTCGACGAACCAGCCAGCAAATCCGAACAACAAGAAAATAAAAACAATTGCGGCAAAGTCTTCAAGCGTTGATTTCTTGTATTTCTTGTACATGTCATCTCCCTTTGATTAATTTCCAGCCTAGTTGCCTGCGTATTTCTTCCAGCGTCTGTTTAACTGGGTCTTTCTTGCGATCCCTGTTCATCCAGTGCCTGACTGCTTCCTTGCTTGGTTTCGTCGTCTGCATCTCATCCCCCGTCTTTAGGTTTTGAAACTTGCCAGCACTTACGCGGCTGGACTTACGTGTTGGTAGCAGGTCGTTACCCCTGCGCGGCTTTCTTCGATTTCGCCTTCCACGTCACCACCTCGCATTTCTGCCACTGATTTGGTGTCCGCCTACTCTTCCTCTGGCATCGCAGCCAGTCTTTACAGTTGTTTGTGTTTCTCCGAATTCAACACCGCACCAACAAAAGACACGACTTCCACAGAATCGAACTGCGTTGCACATCCGCTTTGCATCAGCGCATACACCAGCAAATCGCGTCTCTTGTTGCCCCTCTTGCGAAGGGCTTGCTCAATTCGGACTACGCTTTCGCGCATTGAGCTGCCGATTTAGGAGTGCTATCAAATACTCTTGCCGGTTGCGTCCGGCGCTATTTTCGACACACCGTTAGAAACTCATTGGTGCTGGTCTATTCTTAGCCGCTTGTTAATCTCTACATGCTTCTGCGAGGTCTTCTGCTAGTTCCCTTTGCAGTGCTTCCTCTTCGTCTTCGTCCCAGTCCGGTTCCTGCCTGTCGTACTTGTCTTGTGCTGCGTCTAGTCCGTCCATCTCGTCACCTTTTGTTTTGTTTGCTGCTCCAGTGACTCCATTAAACCATGAGTTGAATTTAGTAGTCAACCTCAAGTTGAATAAAAAATGAAAATAATTTTTCTGTTGTTTTTCGGCGCATAAAAACCCTCAATGACTGGCTATAAAAAACTGAATTAAACGCTCGTAATAATTATGGTTGTACTTTGAGTAATCGTGATATTATTTATTGTCTAGAACATCACAAACAGGGGTAGAGATGACGGAGGAGAGACGCAAAGAGGCTGTTCAGCTACTAGATGAGTTGGCAAAAAAAGAGAGGAGGCGGCAGGGGGAAGAAGAGGTAATAATCACGAAAACAACGATAGTGATTCGCAATCCTAAAGATGTGAAGCAAATAATAGGTGACGCTCTGAAAGAATAAAATAAAACCCGCACTAAGCGGGTTTTTTATTTGCGTTTTCTTGTTGTGCGTGGTTTTGGTTCTGGTTTGGCGCTTGCTTGGTGTCTTGCAACAAGAACAGAAACAATGGATGCTAAGCCAGCGCCACAAATGCCGACACCCGCCCAATCGTGACCCTGTAAAATTAAATAAGTACCAAGGGCGAGGCCAACAACGGCGACAAAAGCGCCAGCTATAACACCAGATAACCTTTCGAGTAGAATAAACCAGCTTACCTTGGTTTCCTCTCTTCTCCTGTGGGCGCCTTCTTTCTCTGTTTGCTCCACAACCCACCTAACAAGTGACGGGTCAATCTCTTTCAATTGAGCTAAATTTGCAGCAGGTAGGACGGGGCTATCTGTAGATGTATGTTGAAAACTTAATTGACTTCCGTTTGAGCTATGCGCTTGCACGTGTGTGTGGTTGCTTGCCGCCATACTTTTTAATTGCCTTCCCCATGTCGTCGCCAATTATTCTGGTATCACCAGATAGTTTTTCCATATCACCACTAAAGCCGCGTGATTTTGGGTATACATACGATCTTGGCTCAACAATAGGATCAGCAATGGAAAGCAATCCATTCTTCAAAAATTGAATAATATCCATAACCCCCCCCATGCTGTATGTTCATTTCACCAGTATATACAAAATCTAATCCGGCGTTCATTTATCTACTATTCGCCACAAGCTTAATGATTCGCTCTGTTTTTTCAGGTGTTATATCTTCCCCTTTGTTGTCTACCAGCTCTTCATAAAAATACCAGATCAGCAGAGATAATTTACTCCCTTTGATTGCATCCTCTCTGAGCGCTAATGTGGCTTTAGTAGTAGCTAGATCGAGCCATTCAAACCGTGTTTGTGTAGGGCGCTTATAAATATTTGTGACGTTTGATGCGGCATGGGCAGCTCCTTTGCCATTTAAAAGCTCGTCTACTGAAATACCAAGCGCCAAAGCAATCACAGGGACATTTTTGCGCGCAATTTTCCCCGTTTTAGTCCATTTTGAAACAGCGTTAATTGAAACGCCTGTTTTTTCAGCAAGCCAAGCCTGTCCTTTTTTCAAATCAGCCAGTCGATTTGCTATTAGTTTTCCTGTTAATTCACTCATTTTTAAATCATCGGTTTAATGCCTAAAAAATTCAATCAATCAACGGTTGAATTTAAAATCAACTTGTGGTTTAATTGGCGTATGGAAAAAATACATACATCACCACTGCATGAGGCCGTCTACATTTTGGACGGGGTTAAAAACATGGCGAGGGAATGCAAAGTTTCATTGAACGCCGTCTACAAGTGGCTAAGAAAAGGCTATCCGCCACTTGGTAGATGCGAAGCCATTGAGGCGGCTGTGGGCGGAAAGATTACAAGATACGAGCTGTTGTCACCCTCGTTTAAATCAAAGCCAATCACAAAGAACGACGCGCATTCTACAACACCAAATCAATCTGCCTAATTTTTAAGCAACGGAGAACGTCATGACTGTATGGGAATTTGTGATTAAAACGCTGCGGCTCATGACTAAAAAAAAGAGTGTTCCAGAGCCTATTAAGCCAAAGCGCGGTAAAAATTCTTCCGAGTTACGAGCAGATGCAAACAGAGCTGAATTATTGAAGCGTTTTAAGCGTCGAGAATTTACAAAACACGATGTTGCAGAAAGTTTAAACATCACAGAGCAGTTGGCTAATACCTACATTACTCAGCTTCGCAAATTGGGGAAAGTGGTCATTACCGTGCCGCAAAATATAAAGATTTGCGCCAAATACAGAGTAGCTAGTAAGTAAAAAAGTAGTTTTTGTCATAAGCAATACTAACTTCAGGCGAACAAATGATTATCCCTTCGCAAACTCACGTAACTTACCTTCTTTGCCGTCACATCAAAAAACGTGGCGCTATGACTCGCGAAGAAATATCTACTTTTTTTATCGGCAAAAATTTTACGCAAACTCACGCCCTCGAATTCATCCGCAAGATGGCTTACAACGGTGTAATTCAACCAGTCGGCACTGAGTACGATATTACGCCGAAGATGCGTGAGAATCTTGATCTAGCTCATCCTGAAGACGCGAGAGAAGAAAAAGAAGTTGTTGCGCATTATTTTCATAAATTTAAACCAATTTTATCAAAGCATTTAATAAGCATGGCTCCACGTCGGCCAGATTCTGAGCCGCTGCGCGATATTTCATTCAAAAACGGCGGAATATCTATGTCGCCATTCAGGAATAACGACAAATGAGCGAAATCATGCTCATGAAAACGCAATCCGGTGCGTTGGTCGCTGCTGACGCGCAGGCGGCTGAGTACATCACAAAACTAAAGCTTGGTGCAGGTGTTCGCGCAAAAGTCACGCGAGTAAATAACCCTGCATTTCATAGAAAAATGATGGCGCTATTCAATCTAGCGTTTGATGCGTGGGAGCCTGCAGAAAAAGAATATAAGGGTATCAAAGTACAGAAGGAATTTGACCGTTTTCGCAAGGATGTAACGATCCTCGCAGGATTCTATGAAACGTCTTTGGACTTCCACGGCAACGTTCGCTTGCAAGCCAAAAGCCTGAACTTCGCAAGCATGGATCAAGACGAGCGCGAGAGCGTCTACAGCGCAGTGATTAACGTTGTCCTGTCTCGCATTCTCACGAACTACACCCGCGACGATCTAGACCGCGTAATCGATAGAGTGTTGGGGTTCGCATGAAAGGCCGCACCCCGAACGCTGTAGAACATAAGTTTATGGACGCCATAGGCTCACTAGGCTGCCTAGCTTGCAGAAAAGACGGGCGCGTAAATCCTTGGATAAGCCTGCACCACATAGATGGTCGTACTAAGCCTGACGCGCATTACAAAGTGATAGGGCTTTGTGCGGGACATCATCAAGACGGCACAGGACAAGATAAGAGTTTGATAGCAGTACACCCGTACAAGGCTCGTTTCGAGGCTAAGTACGGGACGCAATACGAGTTGTTGGAAGAAGCAAAAAAAATGCTCGGCATCAGCAGCAACTGATCCAAGCACAGTCATTAACTTATGAAGGAAGCTAACGATGAGCAGAACTATATCACAAGTTGGGCGGGGTGCGTAATGCGCGATTACAGCAAAATAAGTCCAAAATTCTGGATTGGACCTACTGGTAAAGCTATAAAAAAGAAAGGTATTGAGTCTGTGGTTGTCGCGGTTTATCTAATGACATCACCGCACGCAAACATGCTTGGATTTTATTACCTGCCAGATATGTACATTGCGCACGAGACCGGCATGGGCTTCGAAGGGGCTTCGAAGGGGCTTCGAGGGTGCATCGAAGCTGGTTTTTGCGGCTACGACGCAGAAGCTGAGGTTGTCTGGGTCTATGAAATGGCTGCTTATCAAATTGCAGAGCAATTAAAGCCTGATGATAAGCGATGCATAGGCATACAAAATGAGTACAACGATCTGCCTGAGAACAAGCATTTAAGCGGGTTTTACGAGAAATATAGGTCTGCATTTCACATGAATTTAAAGCGTGATTGCAAGGAAGTTTTGCAATTAAATTTAAGCCCCTATGAAGCCCCTTCGAAGCCCCTTCGAAGCCAAGAACAAGAACAAGAACAAGAACAGGAGCAGAGAACAGGAGCAAGAACAGAACTGCTTGCGCCAGCTAACGCCGACGCGGGCAAAAAAAATTCTGAGCCGAAAGATGTTCCTAATCCTTTGAACCTAGAGACATGGCAGTCCTACAAGCACGCCTACGCTAACCGCTACGGTGTTGATCCGATACGTGACGCGGCTACAAACGCAAAGATCAAAGCAATTGTGAAAGCGCTAGGCGGTGAGGCTCCTGCAGTTGCTGAATTTTTCGTTTCCCACAACGGGGGGCGATACGTCGCTGGTATGCACCAGATCGGGCTACTTTCGATGGACTACGCAAAACTTCGGACGGAATGGGCTACAAACTCACGCATGACGCAAACCAAAGCGCTTCAATCCGACAAGACGCAAACAAACTACGACGCATGGGCGCCATTGATTGCAGCAGCAGAAGAACGCGAAAGGATGGAAGCAAATGGCAACTAAAGCACTTTTGCAAGCTATCGCGGCGACTGCTGAACTTTGCGGGAAGGTCTACACCCCTGCGGCTGCGGCGATGTTCGCGCAAGACTTAGCTGGATTTAATGAATCTGCTGTGATGGCAGCGTTGACACGTTGCCGTAAGGAGTTGGACGGCAAGCCATTCAACGTGGCGGCGGTAATTTCACGGATTGACGATGGCCGGCCAAGCGTTGAGCAGGCTTGGGCGATGCTGCCACACGACGAGGAAACCTCCGCGGTGCTGACTGAGGAAATGGCGCAGGCGTGGGGAGTTGCAAGGCCTTTGCTAAACGATGGCGACAAAATTGGTGCGCGGATGGCATTCAAAGAGGTCTACGCGAAATTATTGGCCGATGCACGAGACCAAAAAGTGCCGCCGAAGTGGTTTCCTTCTTTGGGTCGTGATGTGGGAGGCCGTCAAACCGCTTTAATGGACGCTGTAAGGCACAACAGACTATCGCTAGGGCATGCGGTAGGGTTGCTTCCAAATGAAGCCGCTGAGGGGCTTTTAATGTCTTTAGGTGTTAAAGAGCATCCGCTACTTGCGGCACCAAGCAAAGACGGGAAAAAACGCGTTGGTGAATTACTTTTATTGCTTAACAAAAAGGTGCCGCATGAGTGACTTTAGCCAATTTTTAGCAATCAGAAAAGCCTACGCGAAAATTTTGCCAAGCTGGCTAGAGGAATACGAGAAAACGGGAGAAATGCGACAAGACCCGTATTTTATGGATTGGATATTCACGCCAATTGAACAAAACGTCTGGTCGGATATTCGTTCCCTTGGATTGCCGTTCTACCCACAAATACCAGTGCTGAATTACTTCATTGATTTTGGTTGTCCATTCCTAAAAATTGGAATCGAGTGCGATGGTAAAGCGTGGCATGACCATGATCTTGATAAGGCGCGTGATGCAAGGTTGGCGGCAGAAGGTTGGATGATATTTCGCATCGAAGGACATGAATGTAAGCGCGTTATTGATCCTTGGGAGCAGTGCGTAACTGATGGTGATGAAGAAGAAGATTTTAACCTTGTGAGTAGGTATTTTTTAACTACATCTGAAGGCGTTTTAAGTGCAATCAAACGCAAATATTTTGATGCAAATGGCGATAACAAATTTTCTTCAGAAATTTATTCAACATTGTTCGAGCACAGGTCAACGCCAGAAACGTACCCAGTACGTCGAACGGCTAAGGAAAAAGCGCCTGCAATAGTTGGTGATTTATTAAAAGACTACTTGGAGCTCGTTTTAATAAGAGCGCGTAAGGCTGCAGCATGACTTGCAAACCTTGCGGATCTGGATCTGGCGGAACTTACAACCTCAAATGTACGAAATGCTGCGCAAGGCTGGTGCGCAACAGTAGGCCGAGTAAGCAGAGGCAAGAAGCAATGCTTGAGGTGATTCGCAAGACAAAGGGCGCACCGGAACGTGAAGAAATTTTAAACGAATTAAAGCGAAAAAATGACTAAACCACTAAGAAAATACCGAAACATCAAATGCGAATGGCAGGGTCAGAAGTTCGACTCCAAAGCCGAGTTGAAGCGGTTTTTAGAGCTTTTTGCACTTTTTGAGGCAGGCGAAATTATTGAATTGACGCGGCAACCTAAATTTGAATTAGTTAAAAAAATTGAGCTTGATGGCCGTACAAAACCCGCTATTCGATACGTAGCAGATTTTGAGTATTTAACAAAGTCAGGGCAAAGAATTATTGAGGATGTTAAGGGGATGATAACGCCAGTGTATCGAATGAAACGGCATTTGATGAAAGCGGTTCTTGGTTTAGAAATTAAGGAGATTAAAAAATGACGCCACAAATTAGGGAGTTATTGCAAAAAATGACCGACTTTAGGCAAGAAGTCACACATATGGACAGGGTGTTAGTTGCAAATGAAATATCAAGATTAGAAGGGCAATTAGCTGAGGCGCAAGGGTATTTGGACATGCACGCACTCGATATTTTTAAAGTGCCGGTTGGATCGCGGTTTAACTGATATGAAGCCCGACGCACTGGAAGAAATGATGGAAATTCTACTGGCAGGCGGGAGGCTGACTAATGAAAAATCGAGCGCGCTAGAGTCGAGGAAATACGGCGATCCTGCAAAGTCGTTTGAATTTCCAGCGGAGCGGGAGCGTAAGAAGAAATTGCAGCAGCAGCAAAAACCATATTTCAAAATTAAGGGGCGATGAATGAATGATAAAGAGCTGCATCAATATTGTCAGGATTGGTCATGGTGGTGTTACACGCGAAAGTATTACATTGCACCTGGGGCGTTAAACATTCTGGCTCGTATGCAGCCAAGGAAAATAGGGAACCCTCCCGATGCTCGAATCAATCCAGATATGCAGTTTTTTAACATGGCGATTCATTTTCTCGCTGACATGCAAGAGCACAAAGAGGCGCTTGTGTGCTTCAATCTCTTTTATGTAGAGCACGCGGCAAATATAAAGCGTGAGGCCGGTAGGCTGGGTATCAGTCGCCCGACTTACTACAACCGAGCAAAAGCATTTGCACGAAAAGCCTATTCGCTATCAGTGAGTTTAAAGAAAGTGCACGAATCAATGGCAGGTCAAGCTCAAGAGGAAATGCACGAGGAAGTGTAAAGGTAAAGTTAGACAAAATAGGCAGTGCAATGCCTTTACACTTTGCGTAAAATTAGCGTCATATTAGATAGTCTGAACAACTGTCACCAAAGAAAGCCCCGCATAAAAACGGGGCTTTTTGCATTGGAGCGCCACATGTACATCACAAAGCAGCAGCGTGAAAAGTACGAGCGTGAAGCGCAGAAAGTACGCAAGCCTGAGCCGTCGCGCAAGCAGATAATGCGCGAACTAGGCCGCGACTTGATCGACGCACAGCGCAATAAAGATTGTAAGTAAATCTGTAAATTCCCATGGGGTTCATAATTATCTGTGAATCTGTACGGGGTTATATTTCTGTAAATCCCTACGGGGTAGGAAAATATGTGTAAATTCCCATGGGATTGGGTAACGTACAAATCCCCATGGGGCTAACACGCATGACGTTCAGTCGGACACTGACAGTTTATTTTGCTGTAGTTTGATCAAGAACAGCTCAAAAAGAGCCGCATCCATTTGACGATGTTCTTTTGACGTCGTGGGCTGCTCCCAATTTTGCCAACATCGCAACGACTTGCCGATAAGCGCAGCCGCTGCGGTTTG